CACCAGTAATTGTTACAGGAGTTGTTGAATTAAAATACTGTGATGGATCAACTGTTTCAGATGTAAAAGTAGAAGCAAGTTTTAAAGAGTGATATTTTGTATTAATATGTACAGCGCCCGGAATAACAACAGCACCCTCTTTGAAAACATGACTACCATGTTTTTCAATTTGATCTTGAAGAGCAGACTGTAATTGTGTTAACTCTCTAGCTTGTATTGCAAAGCCAGGACGAAATAATGTACGGTGAAAGTTATCTGTATCATCGAAATCATCATAATAAGGAGAAACATTTAGATCAGTTTTTTGTGCCATATTAGAATTCCACTATAACTTTAATATCTTCTGTTTGGTCTGTAGAACGAGAAATTGGTTTTCTGTTTTCTCTATAAATTATATCACCACTATCAGGTTGTAGTTCTGGATTTGCATGACCGTTAGAAAATGTTATAGTATTACCACCAGCCAAAGTAACAGCAGAGTCAGAAGTTATATCTGGTACTCCAGTTGCTCCAGAGGTTGCACCAGTAACCGTTGCGGCAGTACTAAATGCAACATAAGCACCAGTTGAACTACTTGTTCCGTAGTCTGCAAACCTTTCTTGTTGATAATAAAGAATTTTCAAAGTACTATCAAATTCTACAACTCTACCAATCGCACCAGTAGTTGCTTGAGATATCTTTTCATCAGCTTGGAAAGTGCCTGGCGTTCCACTAAATTGCATAGCATAAGTGTTTCTAAATGATGTTGCAGTTCCTACAGTAGATGTTCCAAACGTAGTGGGATCAGCAACCAAATTAATATTTCTAAAATCGTTACCAGTGGTGAAGTCATCGTTGTCAGCACCCTCTAAACTTGTTTGCAACATTACATAATGGCCACCAAGTTGATCTGCATTGTTAGAACCGTGGCCACCTTTAGGACTGATAACAACTGAGATAGCTGAACCAGAACCACCAATCGCAGAAGCAGAACTTAGAGATGTATCTGAGAATGTAAAACCAGAACCAAGATTAACTGTTCCAAATGTGTATCCAGCACCAGCTTGTTGTACACCTGTGTTACCAGTTGATACTGCTGATATAGCGTTACTAGAAACTGTAATTTTTACAATCGCACCACTTGATGTCCCTTGACTTGTTCCATCACCATAAACTGCTGCATAGTATGTACCGTTTGTCAAACCACTTCCAGCGTTTGTGACTATGATTGATTCAATCGCACCGTCAGCTGCAGCTGCAGATATTGTACTATCCGTAGATACCGGCATAAAATCTGTTGTCGTAAATGTTGCTTGTTGAGAAGCACTAATGGTGTACAAGAATTTTAAAGTGTATCCACCCAAAACAAAGCTTGCTGTTGATTCAGATGTAGGTTCTGCACCACTATAAGCAGTTCCCCCATTGTTATCAAGAACCATATAAACACGGTTATCTGAAGTTTTAAAGAAAAATGTAGAGTCATATAAGTTTGTCGCACCAGAGGTTGTGGTATTGGATGCACTAATATTATCTTCATACATATCAAAGGTTGTGCTGTTTGCCCAATCTCTGCGAGGAATTACTTTTGTTATATTAGAAGTTGTAATCTTCTTTGCAGCAATTGCAGAGTCCCAAGTGTAAAATTCACTGGTAACATCATCTGCTGGAGTAGGTGGAGAACTATCAGACCCACCAGAAGTTCCAGAGGTAAAGGGCATTGATTTACCTATCATGAGATAGTATACTGTTGCAGAGGCTTCACTAAATGACTCAAAAAACTGAGTGGCATTGTGTTGCCTAAATTTCTCTGTAATAATTGCTGTCATTTTTCTTTCCTCTATATCTTCTTATATTTATACTCACTATTAAACAAAATATTACTTTGTTTTATTAAGATGGTTTATCTGGAAATACAATATCATCTGGGTCAGACTCAGACGCAGGCAAATCTCTGAGAGCAGCTCTATAAGTTTTCCAAGCATCTGAGATAGCAGGGCTGTCTGGCATAGCCATGTAATCTGACTCAGCCATTAACCCATCACGCCTACTTCTAATATCTACCCATTTAACAGCCAGAATATCTGCTGCTACTTGGTCTGTGTCTTTTGTTGCAGTATCTCCACTCACATCCCAATACAGAACATCTTCATCTAAATCTGCAACAACTTTGCCTCCATGAGTTGCAACATGAGCTTTAGCTTCATCCTCAGTATCAAAATCTTGAAACTTAGTAATTAATCCATCAGTATGAGATACTACAGCTGTAAATTCTTTCATCTTATTTTCCTAACCAAAAAGTACATTTAAATAACCAGCATCACCTGTAAAACCGCTAACTTTAAGTTGTGTGAGTTCCGCAGATAGCGACTTGCCACCAGCAGTAAGGCCGTGGCCTGTCCCAACATGATGATTTTGACCATTCATTACCCATGAAAATGTCCCTGCATCAGCTAAAACAAACTCGCAGAAACCGTTTAAAGAATTAGATGCACCAAATTGTTCCCTAATAACAAATCCATTAGTTGCGTTGACCTGTCCAGCAATCGCCGTACCTTCGAGGTATTTACCACCACTGACGTAGCCGCTCGTTTCTATGCCGCCAGCATCGCCAAGCTCAATTTTAATTGTAGCTGTCGTGTCTGTCATCGAGACATTTCTAAAGACTAAGTAAACCCTTTTTGTACCAGCAGGTATTCCAGTAAAAGTAAAAGAATTACCAGAAGTTGTTGCTTGGAGACTAGCTTGTGATACCCCCGCAGAATCCTCAAAAGTGGGTGCAGCACCAGCACCACCAGAAGTAAGAGCTTGTCCATCAGTACCAGTGGCCACTGCTACAGGATTACCCGAAGTATCAAAACTAATTATATTTCCATCAGTTCCATCAGCCATTAGTGCGAGTGGTATTTTTGTTAAACTCATTTATTTAGTCTCCATTTTTTCGTCATGGTGCATCTGGAAAAGTAATATCATCTGGGTCAGATTCAGACGCAGGCAAATCTCTGAGAGCTTGACGATACGTTTTCCAAGCATCACTCATTGTAACATCAGAGTTACCCATGTAATCTGACTCAGCCATTAACTTGTCTCGTTTAGTTCTAATAGATAACCATTTATCTGCAAGAATATCTGAAGCCAGTGATGAGTTGTCAGCTGTAAGAGTTTTCTTTTTAGCATTAACTGTCCAATATTCGGCAAGGTCACTTGGACTTTCATCTACAAATCCGCCATAAGTTTCAATGTGAGCTTTGGCCTCGTCTTCAGTATCAAAATCTTGATACTTAGTGACTTTATTATTTGCTGAGGAAACTACTGCTATCCAATCTTTCATTTTATTTCCTAAATAAACATTATGTTGACTGCGCCGGCATCAAATGTTGCTCCTGCCGCAGTAGAAAATTTAATTTGAGTTAATTCAGCACTTAGTGCTTTACTACCAGAGCCTAAATATATTCCATCATCATCAGATTCATTAAGCATACCGTGAAAGCACCATGTAAACGCAGCAGCATCTTGTAGTGTAAACCATACAGACCCATGAAGTATATTAGCCGCATCCCAATTTACTGTACCTACAGAAAAACCAGCAGTATTTCTTATTGTCGCACTCTCAATAGCTTGGTCAGCAATTTTTGCAGCGGTATTAAGGTAACCGCTCGTTTCTATGCCGCCTCCATCACCGATCTGGATGCGAATTGTTTGAGCATTACTTCCCTGAGAAACTCCAAAAAAGTTCATTACAATCATATCTACACCAGCTGGAATACTCCCAAAGGTAATTGATGTGCCTGAGGTAGTTGCAATTTCAGTGCCTTGTGTAAACCCTGCTGATAAAGCTTCAAATGCTGGTGGTGATCCAGCACCAGTAGAGGTTAATACTTGTCCATCACTTCCAGTTGCTATTGCTACAGGATCGCCCGAAGCATCAAAACTAATTATATTTCCATCAGTTCCACCAGCAAGTTTAGCTAAAGTAATTGCGTTATCAGCAATTTTAGCAGTACTAACTGCGCTATCAGCAATTTTTGCAGTCGCAACTGCATCAGTAGCAATTTCTTGAACTGAACCTACCGTAAAATATTGTACTACAATATTGTTTGTTCCAGCTGGAGGCGCTGTTGTAAATGTTAGAGTTACTCCATCAACATTAAAATCAGTTCCATTACGTTGCATCACACCAGATATTCTGACAAAAACAGAATTAGTGGTTGATGCTTGTGATAAAGTAAAGGCTGTGTCTGACGCATCACCAGTAAAACTTTGAGTAAAGGCATCTGTAATTGCGCCGGGATCATTACCTAGATATGGCATTAGGTTATCTCCATTACGCTCAATGTAACATCTAATGAACTAGCAACACTAGCACCAATTGTTATAACATCTGTTGCTTCTAGAACTATCTTTTGTCCAGCAAATACTTCCAAAGTTGAATCAGCAGGAATTGGTACTTCATTAAGTAACGAAACCGATTCATTTGCTGCATTGTTAGCACCAGTTCTATTACCAGTATCACTCGTAAGTTTTACTGTAACGTCCCTTTCAGCTGCAATCTTATTACAGACGTTCATTCCTAAAACAACAGTTGTTGTTGAACCAGCACAAGTATATAAAGTACTAAAAGTTCCACTGTCGATTGCCACATCTGCTATTGTGAATACCTTAAATGTATTTGCCATTTTATCCTAATCTCCAATTTCTCAACTATTTATAACACTTATCCTAGTGTAATTTCTCAACTATTTATAATATTTATCCTAGTGCAATTGCTAGTGCTGTTGCCTCGCCACTAGTTAATGTAACTACTCTTGATAATGCAGCTTTTCTGTTTGTTCCACCAGCGCCATCATCAACAATTATTAAATCTGCAGCTGTTAAGTCAGCACCAACATCTGTTCCACCATCAATATCTATTGCTGCAAGACCAATTTTATTTACAGCTGTAATAGCTGCTAACATAGTTCCTGTAACTGTTCCACTATCTCCAGAACCAACTAAAGTACCAGACAGAGTTGGTAATACACATACTGCACTACTAGCTAAAGCGTGTGGTGCAGACTGTAATGTTTGTGCGTGTGCGTTTGAACTTTCACAATAAAATTTAAGTTGTGATACAGAGCCTTCATTTTTAAGATCAATAAGACCACCGCTTATATACAAATCATCAGATAATACTATATCTCCGTCCGCTTCAATAGTAATAGCAGCTGCGGTAGTAGCATTACCGATAGTTCCAGCATCTTTAATAAGTATGTCATCTACAAAAGTAACTATACCAGCAGATGAAATAGTCATAGCAGTAGTTGCTGATGCAACTCCAATAGTTCCACCGTCTTTGATAAGGATGTCATCTTTGAATGTAACAATACCAGCAGACGAAATCTGTATAGCATCTGTCGCACTTGCAGAACCTACATCACCATCATCAGGAACTATAATGTTACCAGCAAATGTTGCAACTGTTGAACTAACTGTTAGTCTAGCAGTTCCACCAGTTGTTATTGCAACTTGATCTGCGGCAGAAAAAAAGATACCAGTATTGGTATCACCACTATTTGTAATTGATGGAGCTCCAGCAGAGCCATCAGCAAAAGATGTAACTCCAGTTATAGTTGGACTAGCAAGTGAAACTACAGAAGATGTAGCACTAATACCACTCGTTAACGCTGTACCTGTACCTAAGAGAGTGTATATCTCAAGAAAGTTATCATTAGTCTTATCACCACCCGCTCTAAGGGTGTCACCAGTGCCATCGTTGGCCGCCGCGCCTATTTCTATTGATTGAAATGCCATATTTATTCCTTTTTATTATTTATAACACTAAAGAGTACTATCAAATGTTTTTCCTGAGCTATCAAACTTACTCAGTGTAGAATCGAATGAGAATTCAAATGTTTGCGGTACAGACAACTTAGCTCCTGTTACTGGATCACTTAAAATGTTAAAGAATGTTGCAGTTTCTAAAATTATTTGTTCTCCAACTCCAGTATGACCACTTGATGCAAATCTATTCAATAAGAAATTAGCACCACCTTGGAATGTTCCCAAATTATATCCGTCTATTCCTATCGTACTATTTTCATTAATAATATTATTGTCAGCATCTAACCCTGTTGCATCATATACTAAATTACCAAATATACCACCCTCTGTTCCACTCTCTAGTTGAATGTTTGTGGCTTCTTTTCCCAAATCTTCTAAGACTAAAGCATCTATTGGTCTTGTCACTATATCACTACTATATGTGTATGGTTCTATGTCAGAGTTAGTAAAGTTTTCCTCTGGAATAATACCTTTAAGATCAAAACCATGATCAGTCGTTGTTCTAACTTCATCCTCTGGTATTAGATATTGTTTTTCTAAAATAAGTTTGTTGTTATATCCAACACCAGTTTCATCCTCTAGTAAGAAAGAGTCTCCATGCGTTGATGATACAGTAGTTCCATCCTCTTGTTTAAATGAACCTATCTCATCTTGCTCCATAACAATGTTAACAAGATTACCACCGTCTATATCAGCTAAAAATCTAGCAGGACGAATGATATCTTCTATCGACATGAAGCTGTGATTAAATGTTACTTCTCCAAGAATTGAACCGCCACTATAATTACCATGTAAATCAAGAACACCACTCTCCAGAGTAATGTTGTCTCCAGCATTAGAACTAGAACCATCTGTTCCATTCAATACCATTGTATGAGAAAAGTCATAACTACCAAAGTCATCAAAGGCAAATCCACTGCCATTATTTTGATCTATCGCATCTTCAAAGATTAAATTTTCATTTGCACCTACTACTCTATCAACACCACCAGCTACGTTGACTTGTTCAAAACCAACAAGAACTAACTTTCCAGAACTAGCACCACCCACATTTCCAATTTCTAAATCAATTGCAGAAGGATCATAACCAAACGGTGACTGACCCATAGTTACTAATCCAGTAGGTAAAGAATTTATATTTTTACTAGGTAAACTTACTTTACGTGAAACTCTAGATATTACACTAACATCTTTGTTTGCTGAAAGACCACCCTTTCCAGCTGTTTCTAGATATTGTCTTCCACTATCTTCATTTAAAAGATTATCTTTATCATCAGAACTTTCTGTTTTAAAAGTAAAGAAAGAAGAATTGTTGTCACCAATTTCAAATTCAAATTTACTTCCAGCATTAGTTCCAGAAGAGTCCGTACCGTCAAGTAATATATTTGAATCAGTGCCACTAAATCCTGGCAGGAATACTCCACCATCTATTGTACTCTCTGGTTCCAACAACATGTTGAAAGAAAGTGATACTGTTGATTCTGAGATTATCCTATCTCCATCAGCAGTTATTAAGAAATGGGGCCCGCCAATACCTACATCAGTTTCATCCTCTAACTGTATGTTTTCAAAATCTACAAAAAGATTTGTTAGAGTTTCACTAATAAATTTATCGCCAGCGTTAGTGCTTGAAGAATCTATACCATCAAGTAATAAGTCACCAGTTTCAGAATGATCAGTTTCTAATAAAATCTCATCGTCAAAATTATTAACGCCGTATTGTAGAACATTAGGATTGGTAGTTCTAGAAACTTCTTCACTAAAGATAATAGTAAATGTAGAGGCTAGAATTGGTGAGAAGTTACTTGTAAATCCACCACCAAGGCCGGAACCAGCATTTGGTATTGCAGCAGAAACTAGAGATGCAATACTAACTTTACCAAACACATTAAACCCAGCTGGGTGTACTGCTTTCTTTAACTCTGTTAAATAATCTGCTTGACTAGAAGCAGCTTCAATCTCATAAGAAAATTGTTGGTAGTATACAGAGTCTTGTATTCTATTTAAATCTTCTCCGATTAAACTATCAATATCCACACCATAAGAAGGAGTGGTTTCTGCTTTTGTTCCAATAGAAGCTGTACCTTTACCAATATCAACACTTACGATTGTTCCAGACGCTCCACCAGAATCCGTGATAGTAGTTGTCTCAGCAGAGAAGTCTATTGGTTGTTCGTTTACAATATTATCACCAGCATGAGCTGAAGTGGAGTTAGTTCCATTGATCGCAATGTTACCATCAAGAGCTTCAACATTACCTAAAAGACGCTCATTAACATTTGATTGACTAGCATCAGTACCATCCAATACGATAGAGTTACCGACATTCTCTGCCATAAGCAGATCGCCGGAGTTAGTACCACTTGCATCCGTTCCATCTAGAAGAATACGTATTTCATTTTCAATACCTAATTCTATGAAACCATCTGTTAATAATTTATCGCCATCATCATCTCTTACTGCAACCGCAAAACTATACTCTGTTACAAATCTAGTCTGTGTTGGGCTTGGATCAAAGTAACGTGCATCACCTATTGATGTAGCATCTTCATATCCTATTACTCCACCAAGAGAGTCTTCATAAACTAAATTATCGTATGAACTTCTACCAGCAACTGGTGGAATTGTATCACCTACATTGTTTCCACCAGATACGCTTTCTAGCGCTACACCTGTATGAAGACCAATTCTACCGTCTTCTTCAACTAAGAAACCATCACCGCCATTTAGTTCAGTTCCAGATTCTATAACAAAGTAATCAAGTTGTTTTCCTGCAAAGGGAGAATCCATTACAAGGTTATTTCCATCCTCATCTATTAATTCTTCTTCTATTGCAAGTTGATTATCTATTTTAAAATATGGTTCGCCAAGTCTATCACCTAAAACAACAAGAGAGTCTTCAAGGCCGATACCTTCGCTATCACTAGTTTCCATAGTGACACGTTCAACATCTTCAAATGTAGTCTTTAAAAGTTTAGTCGTAGAATTGAAACCTTTAACAACACCTGTATGACCACTACTTGCAAGAGTGTTTGTTACACCAAATGTACCAGATACATCCTTCAAAAGGAAGTTTGCTATAAACTGTCCTTCTGGAGCTTCGGTGTATTTAAATCCCTGATTAGTTACGTTAACACTATCCACAGCACCAATATCATTTGTATCTGCTGTAAGAAGTGTGCTTGTACCAGAGGTTGAAACAACTGTAACTGATGGTAGTAAGGAATATCCCTCTCCACCGTTTTTTATGAATACTCTAGTTATCTCACCAGTGGATACCGTACCATCTTCTAGAGCAAACGTATCACTATCTGTACCATGACTATCTAAGGTTATCTGGTCTGTTTCTGTAATTAAAAAATGACCTGCATTGTGACCACTAGTATTTGTTCTATCTAATGCAAGTTTATCACCAGCATTAGAACCAGATGCATCAGTTCCATCTAATATAAAATTAAAATTTACTATAGCACTAGTAGAACCAGCTTCTAAAATAAGATTATCACCGGCATCACTACTAGAAGAATCTGTACCGTCAATTTCTAAGGAACCATCAATGACAGAAACAAATCCAGTTGCTGCCTTTGTAGAAGTACTTGTTTCTGTAGCAGTAAATGTTAAAACATCTCCCTCTCTAAAAAGAGTACCAGCGTTATCAATGATAACTCGACTAACACTACCTGTCTTAATTGAACCAACTTCAGCTAAGGCTTCTCCGTTACCTATTGTAGTTTGAGTATCAAGACTTAAATCGTCACCAACAGAATATAATTTACCACCATCAGTAACCGCATAACTTGTTACCATACCTCTAACTGTAAATGACATTGTAACATCTTGTACAGTAGAGGTTCCCTGTACAATTTCACCATCAGTAAATGTTCCTACCAATGAAGCAGGATTTATTTCAAATTGAATTATTGCAGCGCCAGCCTCAGCAGTAGAAAGTGCATTAGCAACAACCGCTGTAGCACCAGAAGTTTGACCAGTGATCACAACTCCTAACATCTCACTGCCGATAGCATTAACTCCTGGCGAACATCTTAGAATTACTTGATTTGTCCATTTACCATCAGAGGTTCTCATCATATATTGGTTTGGATATGTTACTTCAATATCTTCATCTAGTAACATTCTCATAAAAATTTTATGACCTTCAGAGGTTCCTTTTGCTCTGTACAGTTCTCGTATATTTTTAATGAGGTTTCTTTTATTAATACCAGTTGCAAGGTCCGTAGGAATAGCGTTCATAAACGAATCTCTTAGTTGGTCTAAGAAATCGTATATAGTATTATCTACGTTTGCATATTCTAAAAGTTGTTGAATGTTTTGTACAGGGTTTGCACGATATCTTACAACCGTACCAGTTGATCCAGAGGTTCCACCTGTAATAGTTTCTCCAGTTTCAAATTTCTGTTGAGATGTTATAAACAATCTTGGTTTAGTAGAGTTACCTAAATCATCTACAAGAATTGTTGCAGTTGCTTTAGAGGTAGCACCAGTAATTGTTTCACCGACAACGAACTTACCAGTTGTTGCATCGGTAGCATCTTCAAGAACAATCTTATTATCATCTACATCTAGAACAAAAGATTCTGTTTCAAGTTCTAAAAGTAAATTGTCAATGACAACACTGACACGCAATTCACCAGCTTCTAGATATTCAAAATAACTTTTTAGAAACTTAACAAATACAGGATGGTCAGCCTGAATAAAATCAGGAACCTGACCTTCTAAAAGAGGACTAAGTTTGTTTGTTAGATTTGATGAATATCCGTCAAGAGGTGCCATATTAATAACTCGAAGGTGTCACATAAGTAGATGTTGTTGTAGTAACCGTTCCGGCAGATGAATCTCCTGTAGCAATAGTATCCAATGATCCATTTATATTAGTATTAACAAAATCTATTTTTAATATTTGATTACGAACAGGAATTATATCAAGGGAGTCTGGTGTAACCGTCAAACGAATAGCTGAAGAGGCAACCTCATCAACATTTTCTACAGAAGTAATATTAACACTACTAATCTTAATCTCTCCAGTAGTATACGTTATAGTTCCAGCAGTATTATTTTGATACTGACGAACACCAGCAACTAGAGTATATCTTCGTATATTCCCGGCACCGTCATCATCAAAGAACTGTACGTTAGTTGTATCACCACTTACTTTAAATCCAGTAGAAGCAAGAACTCCACCAGAGGAAGAGTTGTGACCACTATGAGGATTATAAAATGCATTGTTAAGTTGTATGGTATATGCCGTTGCAGTACTTAAAGTTGGCGTTAAGTTATGAGCCAGTGTTACTGTGGTAATATTACTAGTTATTGATGTGTCTGTATCGTCAATCAATCCTGTTACCTTGGAATGTCTGAACGCTCCATCAAACTGAGCTAAGTTACTTGTATTATAAGTTCTTAAAGTAGAACTAACTAAAGATGCTAGTGATGTAGTAGTCTCAGTTGTCTTACTTGAGTCAAACTGAAAAGTAACACCCAATATAAGATTCGTTGATTGTGTGTCAACAATAACTGGTGTTATAGATGCAACTGTGAAAGGACTTAGTGCAGTTATCAATGAAGATTTTTCTGTGTCTGTTAAGTTGTTACCAGTTGTAGATTCTATCGCAATAAAAACTTTTCCATATTCAGGCGTACTAACAACACCAAGACTTGTATCAAACGAACCGCTCTCTCCACCAAAAATTGCAACAGATTTAGTGTTTGGAAAATATTGCTTTGCATATACCTTATAATCTTCTGCCGTAACACATCGACCCTGAGAAGCATAACTCAGTGGTGCGTTGTATTTGATTGATTGAAGTGTCTCTGGTTCTGAACCAGCAGATGCAGCAGATACAGTTGCAACCGCAATATCAGATACACTTGCAATTGTTGCTGCATTGTCAAAGAGAGCTGCTCCGTTTGCAAGAGACTTGTTTGATACAACATATGTTAGTATAATAATATTACCGTCTGAAAGAGCAGAACCTATAATACCATCACCAAAATATATTTCAAATACTCCAGCTTCTACCTCTTGTAGAAAGTAGACATTACTAGATGCTGTCAATTGTGTTATGTCTGTAGTCTTCGTATATGTTGTGGTAGTTGAGTCAGAAGATGAGGTTTGAACCTTTACTGTTAGTGTAGTAGTGTCTGCTCTATTATCAGTCAGTAAAAATCTCTGGTCAATATCAGAACTATCCACACTATATCTTGTCGTTATAAAAGTTCCTTCGTAGATATCAATATTTGTAAATGGAATACTATTACCAGTGTTTGATTTTGTAACATCTGTTATTGTTGAAAACTTATAAGATACACCATCCACCGCTGTATTAAATACTGTTCCAGCTGGCATCGTTAAAGAAGAACTATTTGTATTCAGAGTAACATCTACGATTGCTTTAGAAGCACGAGCTGATGTTGGTGTGTATCCTAAAGTTTTTGCATGGGAAACAATACTAGACCTAAGAGATGAACTATCTAGAAACATCTCGTTTGCAAGCATATTTGCATTGAAACCTAGATAGTGAGTATTGTATGCAAGAACATCCAAAAGGATATTCATACCCGAACCTTCAAAGTCATAATCCGTAAATTGATCTTGAGCTTTAAGGAAAGTTTTAAGGTTAGTCTTTACCTCATCAAAGTCAAATTCTGTAACTTCTAATCTTCTGTCGTTTATTGCCATTATCGTAATACCTCTAGAAATACTGTCATGTCTACAAGCTCAGTGGGTGCATTAACAACAAAAAATTCTATAGTCACTTCGTATTCATTTCTATCTAAATTGGGTAAAGATCGAACACTGATTAACCTTGCTCTTGGTTCAAAATTTTCTATAACATCTTCTACTTTTCTTGCCAAAACAACAGCAGTAATAGGTGTCATATTTTCAAATAACATATCTCTTATACCAGAACCTATTTCTGGATGAAATGGTTTTTCATAAAAGTTAGTTAATATCAAATTACGAACAGACCTCTTCACTGATTCAACATCTGTTATTTTTGTTATATCATTTGTACCGTTTTTTCTACTAAAAAATAAATCTAAGTCCCTATGCTGACGAACATTTCTAGATATATCATTATTAGATTGTGCATCACTTAAAGCTGCATTTGACGTAATGTTCGACATTATGGACTCCTGTTCTATCTATTTATAAGATATTATTAACAATATCAAACAAGATTTAAGTTCCTTCACTTTCACTTATACGTATCTCATTTACTATTGCATCTATGTTGTTATGCCAATAATCTAAAAATCTATGTATCCTTGGATACTTTGGTTTAACATCCATCGTTTGCCACACAAACCTCTGTAGTATGTTCTCATAGTCTGGCATCCAGTAATAAACATCCAGTGTGACTAATGTTTTTTTCTTTATTATAATCATGAGGTTTTTTAACTATCCCCCTTTATTTTATAGCTTGGATCATAGGTTTCGTTATAATAATATGCTACATATATTGCTGGTGAAGATTTTCCTTTACGAGTTGTTCTGTCATACTGTCTAATAAATTGGTTTATGGTAATTTCTTTTGAATTTATAATACTTACTTGAAACGTATCATTTCCATAACTATTTCTTCTAGAAGTCCCTTCGGGAATAATTCTAAACCTTCTTCTTGTCCTTTCAAATCCTCTAGAGTTAGTGTACTTTTCTCCATCTTGCATATATCCAGAAACATATCTAATTTTAGTTGGTTTATGTTTTAAAGTTAATTTGACATCAATACCAAGTTCATCTGAACCACCAACAGAAACAAGATCAGAAAGATTTATTTTTTCACTTCCAAAGTTTTTCTTAGTTAAGAATCCTTCATCACTATAATTTGCATTTTTAGCTCTTGCAGTGGTTGCTGGAACACCCTTACTTTCTATAGAAACTCCTCCACTAGATTCAGTAACTTTTTTAGTTTCATTTACAACCGTGAATACGGCCGTATCTGCTGTTGGTCCTTCTTCAAGAGTTGGATACACAGCGCTTGCTGCAGCAGTCTTTGCAGCAGTAAAGTTTGTATTTGAAACAAAGGTTGCTGCTTCTTCTGTAATAGGGCCAATAGAAGGTAATAAAGATGCAGATGCTTTTTGAATTACATCTCCTGACGGTAAAACCTCAAAGTTTGGTATAAGACTAGACAAACTTGTGCCTGTTCCAAAAACACCAGCAGCAGATGATACGAGTGAGTCTAAATCAAATCCTGACGTTGTAAGTGCATCACCAAAACTTGAAGTTATATCTGCAAGTAAATTTGCTGACTGTAAAGGATTCGTCAATCCACTTAAACTTTGTAGTTGTGATTGTAGATTTACATTTGGTATAGAGGATGGCTCAGGAACTAGTGATCTCAATTCAGTATTTACATCTGCTAGTTGAGATGAAAGTGCAGATGACGCTGCAGAAGCATCCGCTTGTAAATTAGATAATGCAGAACTTTTTGTATCATTTAATTTTGATACAATATTATTAAAAGCTGCATTTGCTCCTTGTAAGTTTGGGGCTGTAAAATCTACCATATATTATTCCTATAATGCATCTACGGC